TTTCATGATTTCCTCCTTTGGCTTGTTGCGAAGTTCCCGCCTCTCCTTACGTAAGTCACGTATCTGAGCTAGGATTTTCTCCCGTTCGCTCATGAGAGGTGTCACATCGTCTTGTTCCGAGGGTTCAGGCTCCTCTACGGTTTTTTCCGAGGTGTCTTCCTCGATAGGGGATTCTTCTTCCTCCTGCGGTTCGTCAGCCGAAGCTTCTGACGGGTCGCTAGTCACCTCCTCCTCCACCTCTTCGATGGGTTCGGGTTCTTTAACTTCGATTGGGGCTTCCTTATCAGGTCGCCTGTCGATAACGGTCATAATCTTTGTTTTACTTCCTATTTAACGCCTTGAAGGTGGCGAAGATTATAAAACCTCCAGCATTACCTGGAGGCTTCATAGTGGCCTCAGAGTGAGAGAACCGTGACGAAACTCCCACTCGGAGACCATTAAGAAGCATCCAAGAACGCCACGGTTCTATCTTCTGTTTTCAAGGTTCAGAGTTCTAGTCCGAATAACTCACAAAGGTCATTCAGAACTGCTACATGCTGTATCGAGAACTCTTTGTTTTTGTCTTTCTCTTTAATTATGTCTGAGACCAGCTTCACTTGTTCGTCCGAGAACTCAGCCTCGTTGTCTTCTTCGCTCTCAGAGTCCCATTTCCAAGCACCTTCCTCGTTCCTGATGTTCAGTTTCTTCGATTCCTCCTCACTGAATGAGGTTTTGTCGATGACTTTGAGCAACTGGTTGAGTTCTGCGAGTGGTCTGTTGTCTCCAGCCTGGGAGAGTAGGCCGTTTAAGAACAATCGGTGTATTACTTTTAGTTTCACTGCTTTCATAGGGTTATTCATGAGGAGTAGGTCTGAAATCGGGGTAATATTTCCTTAAGTTATCCCCAATTCGTTGACACCAGAGGTCGATGTCTGAGAGAGCAGACTTCCTGCGGATAAGTCCTGTGGATAAGTCCCTCCCTTGAGTCTCTCCAGTGCGTCTATCTAGGTGGTCTGGGATGAAAACCTTCAGAATACAGTCTCCATGGGCTGTATCTTCCAGTTCTGCGTAGAAATCTGGTCCAAGTAGCTTGTCAATGCGGTCTCTCCACTTCGGAGGGAACGGTACCTGGCTATCTGAGCCACTAGGTTTCGTCTCTTCCCCTGCCATTTCCTTCTCAATGTCCCTTTTTGGTGTTTCTACGGGTGTTTTCTCGACTAATCCTTCGAGTAGTTCCGTAATTGTGTTGATTTGACTTTTCAGAGTCTCGATTTCGGCTGACTGGTCTACTTTTGCCATCGCTTTGTCGAGAACTTCCTTGCTTTTCGTTTTCTTTGGCATAAATTACGGTTTTTTAGTTAATTTCGGTGTTTTGCTTCATGGGCTACTTGCTTAATGGTACTTTGTCGATGAACTTTGTCAGTCCACGCTTGGGTTTCTTCACGTTTCCCGCCAATACCTCCTCGTAATCAGGGATTTCGTCTATCCACGGAGCTTTTATGTGTACTACTTCACCCTTTTTGTAGTCCCTCGTGGCCTTGTACTCGAACACGAGCATCCTTTCCAGCTTCTTCACGTTCGTTACCCGTGTCGGCATCATCTTCTTCTGGTCGTCAGCGGAGCCGACTAGGAGCATGAGTGCCATCAACTCTTTTCGCTTGATGTCGTACTCCTTGCCGTCAATTCGGAAGCGGAGCATCTCACTGTTCTTGACCTTCTTGTGGTCTGACCAGTTGATTTCCACTTCGACCTCCTCACCTCCTTCCGTCTTAAGTCTTAGAACCCTGTGTTCATCTAACATACTTTGGCGATTAGGTCTGTAACCCTGACCATCAGGTACTTCTCACCTTCGTACTCAACCTCTTGTCCTGCCAACTCTTGAAAAAACACCTTGTCTCCGACCTCTGCGAAGTCTTGTGCAAACTCATTGACTGCTATGACTTCTCCTGTCGGCAACGGTTCATCCTCGCCTTCAACTAATATTAGTGAACTCTTTTCCTTGGTGTCCTGCTTCACGAGAACTCTTGCTCCAATTGGTTTTAGCATAATCTCCTCTTGAGATTTTCTCTATCTCTTTTAGGAACTCGTCAACGCCGAGAATCTTCCCGTCACGGTTAAGCGAGTCACGTAAGTAATTAAACTGGGTATCGCCTGTGGGTGTCTCTTTGTGCCAACGCTCGATGAGGGTCTCTGCCACCTTCTTCAGGACTGTGAACTCCTGACTGCGGTAGAGGCTCTTGAGCATTGAAGCATCATTCGGCGTAATCATGTCGTAAAGGCTTCTTTGATTGAAGTCTGTGAAAGAGCATTTTCTGCTGAGGCCATTAGACGGTTATCGTAATTACAATCGATGGTCAACGGACTATCAGTAGTTGAGGTATACGTTATCCTCGGTGTCGTGTAGTCATTCCACCAGTATCTCCAGCCGTGGTAGTGATGAACCTCTTTCTCTCGTCCTAGTAGCTTGTTGGCCCTCTCGATGATTTCCTCTGCCCTTTTGACATCGAGTAGGGTAATCTCTTCGTCTTTTACTTTGTCTAGGTTTTTGATGAGTGGCATATTATTTCTTCTTCTTCGGGGCTGGTTCGATGACTCCGAACTTGATTCTCATCTTCGGATTCTCTTCTCCTGCAACGGAACTTCCTTTCCGTCTTTTCTTCTTCTTTGGATAACCCATTCCTTTAGGCATATCACTTCTTCTTACGAGGCTTACTCGCCTTCTTAGCCGCCTTCTTAGGCTTTGCTTTCTTCTTAGGTTTCTTCTCCTTCGGTTCCTCTCTCATGTTTGAGTAGAGGGGTTCCTGGCTCCTCTCGTCCTCGACAAGGCCTCTAGCGAAGCCCTGAGGGTCTTCCATGACCTTAGACGGGTCATACCCCCTCTCCCCGTGTTTCCACGCTATGAGGAGGTTTCCTACGGAATCAAGGGCAATTGAGCGTATGGACACATCATGGTCCTTTTTCAGCTCTCTCAGCTCCTCGCTTACCTTTTTGATTAACTCCATAATTAGTCTTTTATTTGCATTAGGTCTCCAGTGTTATTTGCCCGTGAGACAGAATCCCTTGGCTTCAGGGGTTCAGACTGCGGAGCTGGTCCTCCTGGGAGGTCAGCTGGAGATGGTTGGTTTTTAACGAACAGTGGGTCTTCATTCGGTTTCCCTTCCTCGTCAACGAACAGCGGTTCTTCGTTCGTGATGCCAGCGTACTTCTGGAGTATCTCACCCTGGACCTTGCCTGGTAGCTCGTTCACGTTGATGGAGAAGCTCATCTTCGGCGGGTCAGGCGGTGGCGGTGGTAACGGCTTACTAGCGTCTTCCATCAGCATCATCATCGCTTCCTCATCGAACCAATCCTTCTGGTCTTCCTCGAACACCTTGATTATCTGTTTGATGGACGGAAACAGGACTGGTATGTGCATCGGTTGGGCGAGCATGGTCTGGATTGCTGGGTAGACGATGTTGAAGAGGTCCAGCTTCTGTCTGCGGGTCAGCTCTTTGCTCGGAGCGAGGACACTCTGCGGTTTGATACGGATGATGCCCTTCCAGTCGAGCCTCTGAGTCGGTAGGTCCACTCCAAAGCGGTAGAACTTCTGCTCCTCTGATTCAATCAGCTCACCCTCTTCGTCCATCTCCAGACTGAAGGATGACTCTGGGAAGACGTTTGCGAACCTGCGTTGTTCTCCCGTGTCTTCGTTCACCTCATCAAAGAGCATCTCTTGGCTCCTCTCTGGACTCTCCAGTTGCTTCACGTACTTGGCGATGTCCTCTTCCGCCACTCCCATCTCGTTGAGTGCCAGTACGAGCGTCTTCTCATCGGTGTACTCAAGTATCTCTGGTGTCGATAGAATCTGCTTCTGCCAACTGAGTGTGATGTAGGCCTCCTGTTGCAGAGAGTCGAGGATGAAGTCTAGCGGTGTCTTCATTCGCTCCAGTGCCGCTTCCTTGGCTTGTACGTCCTGTCCCAAGGTCTTGTTGCCACTAAGTCGTGCGGTCAGTTGCGGTGTCACGCCACTCATCGAGTCCTTACGGTCTTGTAGGAAGGCGAGTCCTGCCCATGCTTCTCCCCCTGGACCAGGAACATCTAGGAAGTTGATGGCCTGTGGGTCACTTACCTGTTCACCTTTGCCAGGAGTCAGTACCAGTTGGTCGTTCTCCCCCAGGATATTCGTTCCCTTGTAGAAGAACATCTTGTAGATACTGAGAACCAGTTGGTCCATCGTCATGTTGAGGAGCCTGTCGTAGAGGATGGAGTCGTTGCGGATAATCTCGTAAAGACCGATACCAGCGATGTGTCTGTCATCCCGTAGTGTCCAGGGAGCGAACGATAACGAAAGCATCCCATCATCGTTCGGTAGCGGAGAGTGATGCAGGACTACGTTCGCCTCTGGAATCCATATCACGTACATGTCGAGGACTTGGTTCTCGTAGAAGCCCACAGTGACGGAGTCTTGGCTCTTGCCCTTTGATTCGTCTGAGTCTGGGTCTGTCGCCCCCTTCGGCACGAACTGTAGGTTGTCGTAGTCCTTGAACTCCTGCTTCAGTTTGTCCCAGCTGTACTCCCGTTCGTAGTACCAGTCTTCCATCGAGTGATAGTCACCAGGCTTGGCGAACTCACACCACCATACGTCCCATGGATTCAGACTCTCTCTTGAGAGGTCGTTGTACTTCACGAGCCGTCTCTTCTCGAACTTGTTCTTGTCTGGGTCATTCGGGTAGTAGTCGGTCATGACCATCTTGTCCATCTCAATCAGCTTCGGATGAGTCCTCATGAATCCAACGCCATAGCGACACATGTTGAATATTTGGTTCTTCAGTTGTTGCTTGGCTCCACTCATCTCCCATGAGTTCTTCCAGTTGCCGTAAGCGAGGTCAGTGTTCGCTTGGAACTTCTTACTGCTCGGCATGAAGACTGCCTCTGGGTTCTGGTCAACCAAAATGGACAGAGCTGTATTCACCTTCACGTAGAAGTCAGGTGAACTCATGTTGCTCTGCCAGCGTCCGTCTTCTCCACTTTTGACGAGGCGGCTTCTGAGGCCTTCTGTCTCGTCTGTCACTACTCTTGTCCTTGCTTCAAAGTCCAGCTCATGAGGTTGGTACTCCTGGTCTGCTTCCTTCCAGATGTCTTCTATCGAGCGATTGAGGTTAGGAAGCTTGTCCTTGCGGAACTCCTTCATGTCATGGACACGGGCTGAGACGTACTCCTGCACCTCTTTCTCGTTGCCTTTTGGATTATAAGCCTTGCTCGGCTTCTCGTTCTTGTCTGGTACTTTGACCTTCGGCATAAGTTATCGGTAGAAACGGTTTAGTTTATAAGGCGTGAGACGCTCCTTGTCTTTCATCGCCTTTAGTCTTCTTTCAATTGGGTCGAGGGGTTCAGGTGAACTCCCTTCTTCAAGCATCTGTAGTGCGTAGTTGATGGCATCTGCGGCGTGGTCTTCTCCCTTCGTGTTCAGGTCTTCTGGCTTCTTCTCGTCATGGATGAGTGTCGGTATCGTCTTGATTGAGTTCGTGCATGTGTTGAAGAACACCATCTTCGGGTAGTCCACGCTGTCTCCCCGTAGGTATTCATGCATCAAAGCCCATCCAGCGAGTCTGTTCTTGTGGCTTGGAAGGCATGTGACACCGTTACGAGAGTAGATGTCGGCTATCGTCTCCCCAGCTCCAGTCTTTGCGAAGCATGCACTGTCGAGGACGGTGAAGGCGTACTCTTCGCCCTCTGATAGCCTGGCTATCTCTGCGGCGTTGATGTCTGCGTCCTCACCTGCCTTGTAATACTCTCTGTACCACCACAGCTTGCCATCGTAATCGATAGCTCCCCATAGGCACGCTGTCGGTGCCGCCCTGCCATGGTCAATGCAACGTATCTTCTTCCAGGTGTCAGGGATTGTGAATGGCTCTACCACGTGTCGGTCTGCCCTCCACTCGTTGAAGTATTGTCCTTCAATCAAATCCCATGACCCTTCGAGGTATGCCTTGCGTAAGTCTTCAGGCAGTCCTTGTAGGGATGCTATGTAGTTCTGTGAAAGGTGCGGGTTGTCCTTAGCGAATGCTTGGATGAAGTAGAACTCTTGAGGTTCAGGCTCTGTCGGTTCGTACTCCTTATCGACCCAGAACTTCTTCACCCAGCTGTGTCCAATGCCTCCAGGGTTTGTGCCAGCGATAAAGAGCGTTCTCTCTATCTTCGGCCACCTGACGATTGAACGCAGTTGGTCAAAGACCTTCTGCTCGTTCTTCGTAAGTTCATCCACTGCGGCACAAGCGAACTCAGAGCTTGCGTACTTACTTGGGTCATCCAGGTTACGTAGTGCAATCACTCCTCCCCCATACTCAGGCCGTAGCTTGAAGCTCATGCCCTCTATGTTGCTGTCTGCGAGCCTTCCGAGCCATCCAGGGAACTCTGTCTGTATCTTCGTTATCTGGCGGTCCTTGAGGCTTGGGTAGTCCTCACAGAAGAGTGCTACACGTACTCCAAGGTGTCCTTCCTTTGCCCATTTGACGAGGAGTTTGATTAACGCCCACCGCAGTATGTAGCTCTTGCCTCCACCTTTGGCACCGCCATACAGGACGTATTTGTAATTATCTATCGCTCTTAGGAACTCACGCTGTTTTGGCGATGGGTTTATCAGTTCGCTCAGTTTTACTTGCTTTGTATTTGACATTTGTTTTACCGCACATTGGGCATCTCCCCGTTCCGTACGAATAAGTCACGTGTAAGCACTGAGGGCATTGCTCGTACTCATTCAGCACGAGGGGCGATATCTTCATACGTCTACCAGCAGTTCCATCTTCCCTGTATGCTCTATGCTTTCCTTTGCTCTGCCGTAAGCGTGGTCTATCAGCATCTGTGCGGCTCCTTTGTCTGGCTTGTTCTTGTACACCTTGATGAGACCATTGCTATCCTCCTTCTCGTAGTAAAGCCCTTCTGCGAGGTCTAGCTGAGACTCAAGCATTGGTGACAGTCTTTCTGACACCATCTTCCTAATTAGCTCTCGACCCTCTAACTTCATCCTAGCCTTCTTACCTAGGCTTCCTTTGGGTCTACCAGCTCCTGGTCTAGCACCTCCATTCTTGCCCATAACGAGATTTATTTTCACAGTTTCATTTAGTCGCAGTCAATAGAGTTATCCTCATCTAACTCTTCGTCACACCCCTCACAGCAAGGCTCATCATTACTCTCCCCGCAGTTAAGACATAACATACTCATTTGCTCTTAATATGTGGTATATCTATCATGGGTAGGTTTGGGTAGATTGCTACCTAGAATGTCCAGGTTGCCCTGCTCCCCAGCCGAAGCTGGGAAGTATCAGAGTTCGCGCATCTGCTAGACCATCCCTGTCAGACAGGGAGCAGGGTGGGCGATAAGGAGTTTTGATTCCCGCTCCCACTCCTTTGCGGGTCTGTGGGCTTATTGTATCGCCCTGATGAATGGTGAGTCCTGAGTCTAAGGACTAAAGCGGGGTGACTAAATCCCCTAACACCACTCGTCAGGACGGAGGAGATGTGTTGACAGGCTTCACACCTCCCCGCCTTTTGCTTGACTAGTTTGTAATTACTCAGCTGACTCTTCAGCTGGAGCCTCTTCTGCCGCCTCTTCAGCGGGTGCCTCTGACTCTTCTGGAGCCACTGGCCGTGCTTCTTCTTCGGACATAATCGTATTTGATTATGGTTAGTTAGTTTCTATCTGCCTCTAACGCCGAGCCTTCCCTGTCCCATCAGTTTTACCACACGTACCTTTCAGGCATTCTAAGTCGGTTAGGTGCAGTACATCCGAGAGGAGACAGGTGCGATTCGCTCGACCCTGAATCGTGTCAGGACACCAGCGAGACCGTCCTACGAGCCTTATCCCCGCTACCACAGCGGTGAGGTTGCTCTCTGTATTATTTCGAGGCAGTCGTCACTTGTAAGGGTACACTAGGCCATTTCCTTCTTCAACCGTTCT